TGCATGTTTTTGGTATTAATCCAATCCATTCAGATTTAACTGGAAATGAAATTCCTTTAACAGCAAATTTTATTGATCTTACTTCCAGAGCTATCTTAGAGTGACTGATCGTTTCGTTTATTCTTTTGTTACGAGGTGAATGACAATGTTGCATGATAGTAAGTCTAATACGATGGTCGTGAACAGCTTAAATCCGGCTGTTCAATCGGCAGGCACGGTCAACGGTGCAGCGGTTAAGATTTCTGACTGCTTGGAAGCATTGGTGGCGTTTCAGTTGGGCGCTCTAGGTGGCGGTACTGTGGCGCTTTCCGTTGAAGAGTCGGCTGATGGTTCTACGGGTTGGGCTGCGATTGCCGCCGACCGTTTGAATGGTACGTTAGTCGCTGGAACGGCGAATAGCGTTCAAACCGTAGGTCTCACTGATCTCAATGGTTTGACGAAGCAATACGTTCGCCCGGTTGTAGTGATTACGGGTGGCACCGGGGCTGGTGTTTCTGCGGTGGTCATTAAGTCTGACCTAAAGACCAACCCGGCTGGCACTAATGCTTCTCCGTATATTTTCTAAGTGACCTTCTAATCTTCGGATGGTACACTTCAGTAAACCCCCCACCTTTACCAAAGATGGGGGGTTTTTGTTATTGAGTGATGGTGTTAATCAACTGACCTACTTGAGTCAGTTGTTTTTTCAATTCTGCTTCTACGCTTTGCAATGCAGTTAGCAATGCACCCGCAATACCAAAAGCTTCTATAGTATTCAAAGTCAGAACCATAGGCTGTGGACCTAATTCTGGAGCCGTAATACGTAAGCCGATGGTGGTATTAAAAACTCCAACCTCTAATGTGGCATTTAACAATCTTGCCCCATTTAAAGATGCTGGACCTTCTAATTCAGTATCTCCCATACTCCCTCCCATTGCTCCACTCACACCTTGTAAATTACTCATGATTTTCACCTTCAGGTTGATGATCCAAAGTCAAATTTAATTCGGCTGCAAATTTCATAATACCTGCTGCTTGAATCAGTTTTCCACCGATAGAAAATGCAGCAGTCGGAGTCAAGGTCAAAATGGATGTCCCTCCATCTTGATTTTCTAATTCTAGAATGACTGTGTGTGTTTCAAAATCCATTCCAACATTAATGCCATCATCAGCTAGTAATGAATCTAACTGTTGTTGAGCATGGGGTTTTTGAACCAAAACTTTTACATCTTTATCGAGAGGTATCATTGAGCATATCCTTTAAATCAGTGAGATTTACAGTATTATTCATCAGTGCTTCCATCAAGTCCCTACCTTCATCCAAGTATTCTTTAATTTTTTCCTCAATGCTTTTTTTCGTGATGAATTGATACACGAAGCAGCGTTGTCTCTGTCCCGTGCGATGAATTCGTTTAACCATTTGACGATGTTTATCTGGCTGGTTAATAGGTTCATAAATAATAATATAATTCGCTATTTGAAGATTTAAACCTTCGCCGCCCGCTAAAATATTTACCGTTAAGACTTTGATTTTTTTATTCGTTAAAAAATCACGATAAGCTTGATTATTGTCTTTTTGTGTACCACTAATATCTACCGAAGGGATTTTCAATTTATGTAATAAAGCTTGAATCTGTACACCAGATTCATGAAATACATAAGCAATTAGAATTTTACTAGACACTGGAACATCTTCGATCAATTCTTCCAACGCTATTAATTTTTCACATTCAGGGAACCGAATGACACTCCGTTTGGCTGGATCACCTTCATAAATAAAACCACTACAGAGTTGTCTGGCTTTCGCATAGATGTTGATCTTTTTATTAGGATCATTTTCCATCATGGTGATGGCATCAGTCAAAAGTTGTCGATAATACAACGACGCATCTTTTGCAAATGGTAAATAGACTTGTGTAACCGTGAGTTCAGGAAGATCATTGCACTCCGTATCGGCATAATTTAAACTTCTATTGCTAATCATTTTATTTAAGACTGGAAGTTGTTTTTTCGGTAAGTACCACTCACTAAAACCTCCACGATTGAATCTTTGTTTAAACATGGCTTCTTTGAAGAGTTGCTCATGAGCACCTAATGTCACCCCACGATCTATAATATGAAACTGTGCCCAGAAATCTAATGGATTTCTTCCAATGGGTGTTCCCGTCATTCCAAATCTAAAATCAACTTGACTGGCAATGATGTTCGCTAACTTGTAATTCAAACTGGTAGAATGTTTAACTCGATGGCATTCATCAAACACCACTAATTGAAACCCTTGTGCAAATTGTCGAGCCACCAAAGGGTTAATTTTACGTGCTTTAGATTGCTTTGCCGTAGATTTTTTACGAGTGACGGGTAATAAATCTGTCATTAATACCTTCAATCCATCGTAGTTAATTAAATACAATTGAGCAGATTTTTGCAGTTGTGCCTTTCGTTTTTCTTTTGTACCTAATAACGCAATAGCCGTAAATGGGGTATATTTTTTAATCTCCAACAACCAGTTTTCAATATTGACTTCATTCGGAACGACAATTAAGGCTTTCTTGACTTCTTTTAATTGGAATCGGCACATTAGAATAGATAAAGCAATCATGGTGTTGTGCGTTACGGTTACACCGTCCGTAAGATACAATCCATCAGGATTGTCCACTTTAATGCACTGACATGGAAAGTTACCAAGATATTCAATATCTAGTATTTCCTTATTCAGTAATTCTCGTTCAAATAATTGATACGAAAGATTGTATTTATTTTCAAATCTGATGAGGGTTGTTTTTGCTCCTAAAGAATTTAACAAGAACTGTAAAGATTTAACGTATGTAAATTGTGGGTGAGTGAAAGTTCCTTGCTTATACGTCGGTAATGACGTATTCATCAAGATAGATAAAATTTGATACTTATGAGAATCACATAAGTATTCTTGACTTTGGTAGTGAGCATGTCTGAATTCTGGTTCTACCAAACACTCATAATCTTCTTCCGTAAAAATATCAGTTAAATTCATTAATTCGATATGTGCAGATTTCGGCAATGGAACTTCACATACATAATCTGACATTAAAAAAATTAATTCTTTTAGAGGCTTTAATATGGTAATAGAAGATGCTTTATTCTTTTTAGAAGTTAAAGTCACCATCCATAAATGATCTAGTCCACAATCCGCACTGGTGCCATCTGCAAATTTAACGGTATAAACGGGTTTAGTACCTTGTGGAAAGATATGGGTTACTCTGGAAAATGGCTGGCTGGGATGACATATGAGAGTTCCCACTTTAACATCTTTCATTTTAATCCAGCCAGAAGGAGTTAAAATTTGAGAATGTAGTGGTTGTTCTTTACCCAATCCCATATCTAAAAAATATAAAAAGTTAGGGATTGTAATCCCTAACAAAATGGAAGCGAGTTGATGCTGAAATAAATCTACTTTAGGGTTAAATTCTGGACAAATACTTTTAATTTCTTGCATCAACTCATGCTTATGGATTTGCTTGATCCACGTATAATCATCACGCTCTTGATTTAAAAATTCTGTGACAGTTTGACGACTGATCATGATCTTCCCCTAAATCTACGAGGATTGATTTGAGCTACTTCCGGCTGTTGATCATTGGTTGTACCTGTGTTTTGTGCATCCAGTAAACTCCAATACTGATCACTCATAACTCTTGCATCAATACAAAATTGTCCCATTCCATAAGCTTGAGATAATAAAATGGTTTGATCTCGTTCTTCATTCCGAGCTTTGGCAATATATAACCTAGCTAATCCAAAACGTCTTTCTAAAGATGTCTGACAATATGCCACTATATTATCTGCGGTAGCTGCTTTTGAATAATCTTCTGCCAGGTGTTGCAAGCTAATGACTTTTGCTCCTTCCGCCAATCGGTTTGCTTGTGAAGGTGTCACCATGGCAAAATTACGTTCAACAGCAATTCGTCGTAATTCTCGATATACGAAACCTGTTGAAATTCGTAATTGAGCCTGATCTATTTGTAATAGATCAGCATAATCTAAGATCATGACATCAGGAACATAATTATGTATTTGTTCCAATGAATCTAAATACGCTTCTAAACCTTTAATGGTCAACGCCCCAGTCGGGAATCGTTTAATTAAAATCTTTAACCGACTACCGTATAATTCCATTTTGGTTTGCAACATTTTTAAGATTTCAGGGTCTTGTAATGTGGGAACCGTCAATGATTCGATTCTCAGTCCAATTAAAGTTCCAGTTTCATCTTCATTAAATCGAGTGTAAGTAACTTCTGGTTTACGTTTAGTGATAGCAAATAAAGATTGAAAAAAGCGTTGAGAGTAGTTTTGTTCCGACATTTCCAACGAAACTACTAACACCTTTAGTCGATGAATGGCACACGTTCTTGCAATATGGACGGCAAACTGGGATTTACCACGATTCGCGGGTCCAAGAATGACTAATAATTCTCCTGGTGCCGGACCAAAATTAATATTATCTAACGGACCAATACCAATAGGATATGATGGAGTAGGATTAATTAAGAATTGTAATGATTTCGACGTATCCGAAAGCCACACACCGGGATCAAATACGGTAATCTGTTGACGAGTGCATTTTAAAAATTCTTGTTCCGCACTATCAATATCTCCATCTTTAACATATTGATGAGCTTTGATGATGGCTGTTTTAGCCATCTGTTGACGAACAAACGTATTAAGTTGTTTGAGAGTGTAATCAACATTAACGTTCTGTTGATTAGAATGAAGGTTGATAACAATGGTTTCATACGCGGAAGCTTCTTTTGTTTTGGAAAGTAAAATACTCTCTAAAAGATCAGCGATATGATCTCCTGGTGCTTTTTTAAATTCGGCATAATAATTATATGCCAAGGTGGCAATATGTTTATAAAAATCTGATTCAAACATACCCGGTTCTAGTGTTGATGCTAGAAGTGGTAAAGACTCCGAATCAAATGCAAGTAAGGTTAAAAGATTTTGGGATAAACTACCTGATATTTGTTCTTGTGACACAAGTATCCCCTAAATTGGAAACCCAGACAAGTTTCCATTTTGATTAAACTGGTAAAAAGCATCACTCATACGTTTAGTGTACTGTACACCATACCTATATAAATAACGCATGATTGGACGTTCTGGAAAATGGGGTACGGTTAAATCAAAATCCGATAATGTATAATCATTACCATAAGGTAATTGAATAAGCTTAACATTTTGCTCGATCAATTCTTTATTTTTAACTACTTTTTCTTCAAAAATACCTAGTTTACGTTGAAGTGCCCATTTAAGAGCTGTTTTTGGACCACAACCGGGTATTCCAGACACATTGTTATGAGTTCCCGTCATTGCCGTTACATAAATCCAATCTTGTGGGTCTAATCCAGGGTATTCATCTTTAAAATTGGATTTAGTTACAGATGTTTTACTCCGTAATAATGTAACATTACTATAATCTAATAGTTGAAATAAATCGTCATCATTAGATAGGATACTAATGTAGTTAAACAGAGGTGCATAATGTTTAACCAGTTTAGCAATTAAATCATCAGCTTCTAATCCTACTTCACTGAGTACCGGAATTTTACACAAATCTAGAAATTGTAATAAAATTTCTTTGTTATGCGGAATGCTCGGATACCAATGCGGTTTATTTTTCCTATTTTGCTTATATTCGGGATAAACTTCAGAACGTTTGTATGGCTTAGTATCCATACAAAATACAATGTGTGTTGGAGAACCTTCAATTATTCTTGAAACTAATTGAGATACTACCCCATAAAACCCTCCAGTTGATTGATTGTTAAAACTAAGCTTACTATTAACGGCAAGCGACCGCATGAGTGTATTGGAAAAATCAACTATTAAAAGTCCCGTTTTCATTCAAAACCTCATCAAGAATCAATTTACCAACATTAACGATTTTGGAATCTAATCCATTTTCAATATAACGATCAAATGCTGCTTGTGGGTGGACAGGAGCGTAAGTATCAAAAACCTGGGAAGTTTTTGGCGTATTACCGAATTGTAGTTTTTCTAGTTTAACATCTGCAACATGAATACCATGGCTTTCGCACCAAGCAACGGCTTGGTTTTTAAGAGTATTCCATTCACCAAGATTAGTTTCATCTAGAGTTATTTTTACTTTAATTTGATCTCCAGTTTTTAATACACCTTTATCATGTAAACGTCTAAATTCACTCATATCCATAATTGTAATTGAATGTCGCTTCATGCATTCAATTGGAATTGACTCTACTTTAATCTCCATTCCAAAATCAATGAGTAACATGCGATAATTATAATCATCTCCAAATGCAACTGGATGTTGAGTACCTACATACGTTAAAGTTCTAATAGTTTGGGGTACATGAATATCACCCGATATAATTGGACACTGAGCACGTTCTTCTAACCAAGCTAAATCTAAAGCATTATTGATTTCAAAATCTGAGCTAGTTTTAGCTCCTATAACACTTTGGTGCATAAATACCAATTGTACAGATTTTTTGGTAAGAATTGATTCCCAATCTTTCATGGGGTTACGACTATGAGGAAGCCATAAAGTGTCAAATGCAAGTGTTAGAGAAATGAATGTGGGATCATTAATCCATTGAATGTTAGGAATATGCTGAACAAATTGTAAAAATGGAGAATTTGGATCAAGATAATCATGATTTCCTTTTAACAGTTTAATAGGTACATGTTGTGAAATAGTGATTAGTTCAGTCACTAACCGATTGACTAAGGTGGCTGGATGCCGATCTTTTTTATGTAAAAAATCTCCTAAAATGAATAAATCAGTGCATTGACGTTGTTTAATCTGTTCTAACGCCCACGGGAATACGGCCCAACGATAGTCTTCTTTAGGGTCATCAGTCAAATGTAAATCTGAAATAATAAAACTTTTCATCATCACTCCATAACACCACCGAAGATTAACTTCGGTGGTGTTTCGTTGATTAGTGTTCGATCTCGTTTGTTTCCGTAACCAATTCATTCACATATTCATCATCCAAAGATGTTTGATATGTGAGTGCAGTTTTCGGTTTGAGAGAATCCAAAATGGATTCAATTTTGTTGCTGTAGAACACGGAGGAGATAAGTGCATCCATGGTGGTTTGGGCTTTACCATCATTAATGTCATGTGTAGATCGACGAGTGAAGCGATTGTAAAAATCGTATTTACTGATGGGAAAAGGACCATCAACCAAAGGTTGAGCGAATTTTTGGCTGAAATACTTGGCGCAAACAAGCTCAGCCGCAACGTGGGAGATTGGAATATCCATCCAAATTTTCCATGTTTCCAGTAGTTTTTTTCGATCTTCAATCAATCGAATCAAACTCGCTTGCATGGTGCCATTGTGGATATGTTTAAGGATATCTCGAGAGGAGATGTTACCAATTTGTTTGCCCGCAATGGCTCCATTGGAACAAACTAATCGGTATAGACCTAAATTGATATTGGACCCTGGATAGCGGTCATAACGGTTTTCCGCCAACAAATAAACATGAGATACATCCCCATTGCCCACATCCAGATCATACTTATTTGGAAGTGGAAGTCGAAGATTGATTCTGCAACCATCTCCCGAGGTGCGGATAGTCATTTCCCCTTCATCCGGCCCGAATAACTTTTCATACGCATGATGCAGAATTTCAATAAAATCGGGATGTTTGATCACTTGCGCGTTTTGTTTGGCTACACCAAACAATGTAGTACGATCTGCTGTCACTACCACCTTCCGTTCATCATATTGATGAACGTCAAATGAACCGGCTCCTGGAAGCACATCATCCTCAAACGCTTGGCGCAATGACAAGACTTCAATGGGGGTTTTCCAATCATCCATCGGAGAAATAATATTCATAAGTGTTTACCGTTGTAGAATTAAACAATTCGCTGCGTTCATGGTGAACGTGCTAAAGTTATACCTGTCGATTTAATTTAATTTTTGTGATTTTGGGTTTGGCTGATACAGGGGATAAACATGCGGGATTTACATGCTTGAGAAAAATATTAAAATCCACCATATATAAATTTTTGTTAGGAAGTTTAACCATGAGATGTACATGAGCTTGGCATTGAAATTTTTCAATGCCTTCTTTGCATAAACATAATTGAATTGCTCGATTATTTTGCCGAAAGATGAGTATAGGAAGTTTGCGATTCGCTTGACAAATATCTAATAATATTTGCCAGTAGGAGGTAATTCCTTGATTGGATGTTTTAAATACTAGATTTTCAGTGTTTAGATTGGTTGCATTTTGATGCTTCAACTCTAAAACAAATTGTTCGGTCAAATGATAACCTTCAGGACTGACGGCAATTAAGTCGCCTTCAATACTACTCATACTTCTTCCAGCTTTTCGATGCGCCGTAGCTTTTGCTCCACTACCAGGAGATGAATCTAGTACGTCGGCTCGTTTATTATGTGTGAGCCATAGACTTAAGAGTTTGGCAATATAATTTTGAAACGAGTTGCCTTTATTATGAGAACGGCCTGGTTGCATGGGTATCCTTTAAATCTAAGCCTAAGTCACTTAAAAAATAATACTCAAATGGAATAGTCTGGATATTCAGTTGAGCTAAGATGTCCAAAAATTGCGGAATAAAGGTGTTTAAATATGGATAAATCTGAATAAGATTTTGATCTTGATGTTTAATGATCTTACATGGACAACTGCAAAAATACCCACGACAAAATGTTAATTGAACACTTAAAGGAGACTTCATAATGATGTTAGGAATTTCTGGAATTCCTAACAATTGCGTTAATCTGTCACATTCTAAGATTTCTAAAAATGTTTTAGTAAATTCTGTGCTGCAAATAATCGGGGCTTGAGTTTTAAATAATCCAGTAGAACGTATACCATTATCATTTAATTTAAGATTCAATGATTCTAATAGTTGATGAATTCTGTTAAACATGTATGCAAATTTAGTGGTATTTCTAACAATCACAAAACATTCATTAGAACTGACTTTACCATTATGAATTAAGTAGCCCACCAATTCAGCTAAAGGTTCAGTTAAAACTAAAGGCCAATTAAGCTGGCGTCGAGATTGACTTTTACCGGATAAATAGGTTGATATACCTGGGTCATAAATTTGGCGAGTGCTTTTTATGGCACTCGCCCTCTCCTTAATACTTGTGATGCGTGATTAAAAAGTTTTCTTCAATACTTTCCCATTCATCAATCACCAAGTTGCTTAATTGAGATAATACCTCAATTTTATCTTTGGAACTAAGTTTATTGATTTTATGACTGGCTTCCGCCGCATTACGATACGATTCTCCTATCACATCTACAACTGCATCTTTATCAGCCACGACTTCTAACCATGTAATCATGGCGATGGCATCATCAATCCCATAGCCAAAGATTATAGGAAACTCACATTCTCGAAACGGAAGACCTACTTTATTTTTCGTACATTTGGCTTTGACGTTTAAGCCATAGATACGAGTTTGTTTTTTGATGGTCCGTTCTAATTTTTTCAGTTGTGAGAGCCAAAGAATTTGAGTCGCATAAAAATCCAAAGCCTTACCACCCGACCGGGTATGCTTCGCTCCGAACGTCACGCCAATTTTATCACGAATTTGAGAAATAATCATTAAATGCAGCTTCACCTTTTCAATATCTTTAACCAATCTCCGAAACAATTGTCCAATCAATTTGGGTTTGCTCATGTTATATGAGCCTTCGTCAATTCCACGTTTGCGTTCTTCTCGATCTGACAACGCATCCAAGGAATCTACAATAAATAAGCATTCTTGATTGGTTTTCAACAGTTCTTCAATCAATGCTTGAGTATATGTATACCAGCTTTCAATGGTAAAATCTGGTAGCTCATCTTCCGTTAAAAATTCCAT